AGCGCCATGGTACCGATTGAAGAAAACCCCATCTCGTCTGCTTTGGCCATAAATCTCTCAACCTGCTGCGGCTCCCAAAGCACCACGCGGCTATCCAAGCCCGCGACACCCATCCGCTCAAACGGGTTGGTGGTCACTTTGCTATGGCGCTTGCCGACGTACCAGATCTTCCGCAGAACTTTCAGTACATGCACCGCACGGTGCTCGGAGAAGTCCTGTTTCAATTGTGTGTACAAACGGTCCGCATGACTTGTGCTAACCCGCTTGTACAGCATCTCACCGAACGGGGTGCCAGCCTGACCCAGCCGCAGCTCGGAAGCAGTGCGGATCATAAGATCGTAGAACTTTGCTGAGTTGATCGTCAGCTTTTTCCATTCGTTCGTGGTCTTGTAATACGCCACCAGCCCATCCACGCTGTCCTCAGGGATGCGCTTGATGCCCTCACGGCGGGCTTTGTAGTGGTCATACTGCAAACAGATCTTCTGAGAGTAGTCGTCCGCCTCCTGTTTGTTATCGAAACGGCGGTACCCAATATCGAGCGCCTCACGGAGGTACTTCTTGGGGTTAAAGACATAGTAGGTACGACCACTAGTGTCTGTACGGGTCTCTACGAATTTGGCCATCTTACGGTCCTCTTGCTTATGTGTAGCTATGGACTGTACGCGAACCCCATAACAAACGTCAACACTAAGTACATTACGAGAAGGGGTTGTCAGGACCAAAAATCTGGTTTAAACTCCAACGTTAACAGAACGGTGGTTGTTATATATTTAATAACAATAGTAATAATAACGGTTACATAAACGTTGTTATTTAACGTTAGATGTCTATCGATAGATATCATCCGTACTTAAACACAGTGGATTAACTAAAACGGCCCCCGGAGTCACCCGAGGGCCGTACTGTTATGGTTTTACGTCGAATTCTACTTCGACTATCGCGTCTTCTTCTTCGGGTATGTCGTCGAGGGGGAGGGCGACAGCTTTGTCCTGTACAAAGCCAACACGCTGATACTCGTTCGTTTCCCTGCTGATCTCTGCTGCATCAATTAGTGCTTCGGCTATCTCTTTGGCGTTAGCACTGGTCAGTACAACAGTCATTCGTTCTGCTTCCATCGATCTCCTAACTCCTCTGTGAATCACGGCGAATCCGTAGTTACCGCTAAACGGTCAGTTGAGCAACTGGTATCTGACCTTGCTGAGGTCTTGTTTGCATACGTTTGTTGAGGTATTCTATCCGTGATCATAACGGAGGTTTTTTATGAGCAATTTGAACGAGCGAGTGTATATTTCAGCGACTGAAGAGGGTCACCTCGACATCAGCGTACCTGAGGGCGGTGTAGATCGTCCGCTTAATCCCGTGGAGCTTTTGCTGCTTGGTGTTTTCATGCGTTCATCGAATGATGAAGAGTGGACTCAGGATTTGATGGAATACGTGGTCAACAACTATTCGTCGTATTTCAAGTCGGCGGACGGTTCAGCCGAAGAGGCTGCTGAGTAATGTGGTTCACGGTTTCGTTGTGTCTATACGCACTGGGCGGAATCTGGATTATGCTCACGGCGGTGGAGGAAGATGGTCGAGTTAAACCAATCATTATTCTATCTATTTTTTGGCCATTATATGCCATCATCGTCGCACTGATGCAGTTCGTATCCTTTCCCGACATCGGGTCGAGTAAGGACGAAAAAGACGACAGCGACGACGACACTAAGTAGTGAATCAGTGAGTTGAGTGGCCGCAGCGTGGCCGTGGATGGTTTAAAAACGGCCACTCCACGCCACGCTTTTTAATTTGTGTAGCAAAAACAAATACTTGGTAGGCCCGGAGAGACTCGAACTCCCAACCAAAGCGGTAGGTCTATTTCGTTTAAAATCAAAGGCTAAAATCGCTTTTGCGTGGCTATGGACATAACTGTTGTTTGTGCAAACTACATCAGTTATCGTATCCAGCATGGCAACTTACAGAGAACAGCTCGACGCCCTTAGCGACCTGCGTTTGCGGGCGAATGAGCATAAAAGATTGGACTGTCCGTTCTGCGGTGGGCGTAAGACTCTAAGCGTTAGCAGCGTAGATGGTGACCTACTATGGCACTGCTACAAAGCTTCTTGTAACGCCCAAGGCAAAAAATCCGTTGGCCGCACAGGAGACCAGATTCGCTCTCGCCTTGAGCGGCAGACACGTACCAGATCTCGTACAACTATCCCGGTTCCCGAGCTTTTGTCTTGTCCATCTCACCATGAGAAAGTGATGGACTACTTGCAGACGAATGGGTGCCTCGAGGCGCTCCAGCAAGGCTGGATAAAAATTCGATATGCACCCGCCGATGACCGGGTGCTTTTCTTCACAAACTCTGACGCGGGTGCTATTGGGAGATCGTTAAGCGGCTCTACGCCAAAGTGGCGAGCGTACGGCGATACCAGCGGAATTCTGAGCGTTGGCGAAGGACATACTTTGGTTTTAGTTGAAGACGCAGCTAGCGCCTGTTCCGTGGCGCGAGTAGACGGTTACATTGGCGGCGCTATTCTCGGCACCAACTTGAGTCGCGACCAAAGACGAGATTTGCGTAGTTATGAGGCGGTAACAATATCCCTTGACAGGGACGCTAGCAGAGGCGCATTAAGTATGCACTCTGCAATACAGGGGCTAGTACCGGCTAAGGTGCGCCTACTGTCAGAAGACGCGAAAAACATGACTACGGAACAAATACGGAGAACCTTGAAATGAAGGCTCGTGCCATTGTCCTAATCGACTACACGTTCGAGGGAGGTTTCATCGAAGCTGCTGAAGAGCAACGTAAGCTAGAGGATGCGATTAAAGGGCTTACCGCAGGTAACCCGCGTGTTGTACACACACAGGTCGACATCCGTGAGCGCCGCGGTGACAATCCTCCAGACATCAAACGTCTCAAGCTACGAACCACATAACCCATAAAATCAACGGGTTACATGGAAGAAGCCTCTAGCACTTTGCTGGGGGCTTTTTTTATCCAGTAGCTGGTGGTATCTTTGTGCCCACACTTAAGGGCAACGAGGTAACACTAGTATGGACGCGCCGATCATTAAGTCATTGCTTTTAAATGACTTTTATAAACAAAACGAAAAGCGCCTTGGTGAGAATCTATTCGGAGACGAGTTCAAAGACCTTTATCGCGTAATCGCTAAGGCACACCAACAGTTCGACCATGATCTGTCTTCGGACGAGCTGATGATGCTCTGGAAACGCGACAACCCGGTGGCGACCCGTGCTGACAATCAGATCATGGAAGAGATTATCGAGGATGTTGAGGGCTGCACTATGCCTTCGCCTGATGTGGCTTCAAATCTGATCAGTCATTTGTGGCGGCGGGAAATCGGTCGTCAGATCGCTAACCTCGGGCTAGAGATCAGTGAAGGCAACGACGAGGCAATGAGCCGCATTCAGCGCATTGTCGAGAAAAACGCCGATTCGTACCTACCGGATGATTTCGGCGAACCCACTACAACAGACCTCGAAGAGCTTCTGGCTATCACCGGTGATGAAGCTCGTTGGGAATTTAATATCCCGACGCTTTCTCGGCACATCTATGGGATCGGTCCTGCGGAGTTTGGGATTGTGTTTGCTACGCCTGAGACCGGTAAGACTGCGTTTTTGGTATCACTGATGGCAGGGCCACACGGGTTCGCTGATCAAGGTGCGAAGGTGGTGTATCTCGGCAATGAGGAAGCTACTCGCCGTACAATGCTTCGTGCCTACCAAGCGTGGACCGGGCGCAGTCGTGAAGAGATTGCACTGGACCCACGACCGGCCATCGAGTCCTTCCGGCAGATCGAGCAGAACCTCGTGATGCAGGACATACAGGAATGGGATCTGGGAACCATCGAGTCGTACATCATGAAGCAGGATGCGGATGTAGTGATTATCGATCAGGCCGACAAAGTTCAGATCGACGGTCAGTACAACGCTGGCCATGAGAGACTACGCGCCCTGTACAACCGGCTGCGTGAGCTAGCGAAAAAGTGCGAGTGCGGGATTATTGGCGTGTCTCAGGCGTCGGCGGACGCTGACGGTAAATCACGGCTGACCTACACGATGATGGAAGGCTCGAAAATCGGTAAGGCCGCTGAAGCTGACTTGATTATTGGCATCGGTCGTTTGGACTCAGGTGAAGTCGAGAACACTGAGCCGGACTACACCCGGTATTTGACCGTATCCAAGAACAAGCTGAGTGGCTGGCACGGCACGGTGATCTGCAACATCCAGCCTGAAATCAGTCGTTACGTAGTCTGAGGCGCATCATGAAAATTTTGGTTGCTGACTTAGAGACCACCGTGAACATGACGGGGGAGCGGAAAGATAATTCGCCGTTCCACCCGAAAAACAAACTGGTCTCAGCGCATTGGAAGTTTTTGGATGACCCCGCGGTGCAAACCCGGGTCTTCTACCACGTTGAGAAATCGACCCCTGACAGTGCGGATGACTTTCGGTCTGCCTTGGAAGAGGCGGAGGTTCTTGTGTGCCACAACGCCAAGTTCGACGTTCAGTGGCTAAAAGAAATCGGATTTCCGTTACCCAGTAAGATCTACTGCACCATGATTGGCGAGTACATTTTCAGTCGTGCACAGGGTATTCCCTTGTCGCTGAAAGAAACGGCTATCCGTCGTGATGTCACGCGTAAGCGGTCTGATGTGACGGAAGATTACTTTAAACAGGGCATTGGTTTTGAGGCCATGCCGCTGGATATCATGTTGGAGTACGCCGAGGCTGACGTTCAATCTTGTGCCGAGATCTATCAGTCACAGCAGGATGATCTTTATAAGCCGTCTAACACCGGTCTGCGTCCTGTCTTCGACTTGATGAACGAAATGCTCGAGTTTCTCGTGGAAATCGAGAGCAACGGCATTCGGATCGACCTACAGGCACTGGCTAAGGTTGAGGAAGACTTCAAACGAGAGAAGGCGGAGATCGAGGGTCGTCTGGACCGCATTGTGACTGAAGTTATGGGCGACCGACCGATCAACCTTAACTCCGGGGCGGACATGAGCATGGTAGTGTACAGCCGTCAGGTTAAGGACAAGTCGAAGTGGAAA